AAGGGTTATCAGGCTCGTTCTTTGCTGATGCCCACTAACATGGGGGATTACTAATGCCAAAGGGTAAAGGAACTTATGGATCTAAGGTTGGGCGTCCTCCCAAGCAGAAGCCAAGTGGAAAGAAGAAATAATGCCTAAAGGTAAATCGCCCCGCGATAAAATAAATGCTCGTTATTCGTTGCTCTCTAAGCAATTAGAAAGCATGCCCGAAGATTACTCTATGGTGACTAAGTTGCGCCGCAAGGTTAAGGAGTTTCTTGGTACTTCTGATGGGCAGATGGTTACTAGCTTAAAGCGCGAGAATTTGCTGAAGAAGGTTAAGAAGCTGGAAAGCGCTGCTAGTGAAAGGTTTCGCAGTCAAAAGAACATAAGCGAGGAGCAAGATGGCGGTTAATGAAGCTGGTAATTATACCAAGCCTAAGATGCGAAAGTCTTTGTTCAACAGAATAAAGACAGCTAATGTTCAAGGTACTGCTGCTGGTAAGTGGTCAGCAAGAAAAGCGCAACTCTTAGCAAAGCGGTATAAGGCTGCTGGTGGTGGATACAAGTGAACGCTCCGCAGAAGTCATTACTTAACTGGGGCAAACAGAAGTGGCGCACCAAGTCTGGCAAAAAGTCTAGTGAGACTGGTGAGCGTTATCTTCCTAGTAAGGCTATCGCTGCTCTTAGTGATTCTGAATATGCAGCTACAACCGCAGCTAAACGAAAGGGTAAGGCAGCAGGTAAGCAGCATGTGGCTCAACCGAAAGCTATTGCCAACAAAGTAAGGAAGTATAGAACATAATGGCTTGGTACACAGCAAACGATAATAAAATTTATAAAGGGCCGACTCACACATTAGGTGGTACAACTTACTCAGGGGCTACTCGAACCCCTTCTTCGCGGCGACTTGTTGAAGGCCCAGACCCAAAGCCAGCACCAAAGAAGAAAGCTGTTAAGAAGTGAGCTTTATAAACACTATTAAGCAGGAAGACTTACAGCTTCTTCGTGGCATTGTTCGCAAAGTGCATCTTAGTTATGTTGTAGAGAAGTTTGGTGCTAGCAGTGAGCTAGTTAGCGATGCAGCTTGCGATAAGCTGATTGAAAGCATTGCGCCCGAAGTAGTTGAAGATATGATCCGATTTGGAGTCGATAAGGGTTATAGATGATAGACTTTAAGTACAAACCTGATGGTGATGTACTCAAGACGTTTATGAAAGATGATACTTTCTTTCGTGGCATAAGAGGCCCAGTTGGTTCTGGCAAATCTGTTGGTTGCTGTGTAGAAGTATTTCGCCGCGCTATTCAGCAAAAAAAAGGGCCAGATGGATTACGCAAAAGCCGTTGGGCTATTATTCGTAATACCAATCCTCAGTTAAGAACTACTACAATTAAAACTTGGTTGGACTGGTTTCCAGAGAATGACTGGGGCAAGTTTACTTGGTCAGTGCCATACACCCATAGGATTCAAAAGGGAGACATAGATCTTGAGGTTATATTTCTGGCGCTTGATCGCCCAGAGGATGTTAAAAAACTTCTATCATTGGAGCTTACTGGGATCTGGATCAATGAAGCGAGGGAAATTCCTAAGAGTATTATTGATGCCTGTACGATGCGTGTTGGCCGTTATCCTTCTATGCGTGACGGTGGCCCTTCTTGGACTGGCGTTATTGCCGATACCAACGCCCCTGAGGAAGATCACTGGTGGCCGATTATGTCTGCCGAAGTTCCAATCCCAGATCATATTCCGCGTGAGCAAGCTAAGATGTTGGTCAAGCCGGATAACTGGTCTTTCTATACCCAGCCCTCTGGGATGGTTGAAAGGAAAACAGAAGACGGAGAAATAGAAGACTATGATCCAAACCCAAAGGCTGAAAACACAAAGAACATGCTTAAGAGCTACTATCCAAACCTCATTCGAGGAAAGACTAAATCATGGATAGATGTTTATGTGATGAACCGATTGGGTCATATTCAAGACGGAAAGCCTGTATATCCAATGTTTGCATCAGAAGTTCACATAGCTCAAGAGGAAATACCCGTTGCTGCAAACATGCCAGTTTATGTTGGTGTGGATTTTGGTCTAACTCCTGCTGCGGTCTTTGGACAAAAGGTAAGGGGAAGGTGGTTTCTACAGTCAGAAATTGTGGCGGTAGACATGGGCATCGTGCGTTTTGCCGAGGTTCTTAGAAACGAACTATCCACTAGGTTTGCTGCTGCTTCTGAAGTAATTATATACGGCGATCCTGCGGGTGATTTTAGAGCGCAGACTGATGAATCGACTCCTTTTCATATTCTGCGCGGTGCTGGCTTGAAGGCGTTTCCTGCGCCTTCCAACTCTGTTGACCTCCGACTAGAGTCGGTATCCTCCCAGTTGACGAAGATGGTCGAAGGTAAGCCAGCACTATTAATAGACAGGCGCTGCCCCCAATTAATTAAAGGGTTTGAGGGTGGTTATGCTTATAAGCGCATGGAAGTAAGCGGAGAAAGATACGCAGATAAACCAGACAAGAATATGTTTAGTCACGTTCATGATGCGGCTCAGTATTTATTCTTAGGCGCTGGTGAGGGCAGAGCTTTGATGAATAGCCAAAAACCAGCTAGACCTGTAATTGCTAAGCGTAACTTTGATGTCTTTAATCGTGGGCCTAAACAACGGAACAAACCTAGTTTTTGGTCAAGGCTATAGCTTTTTGTGCATTGATGTTTGGTTTCTTCTATGCTTACGAGTAGAAAACAAAGGAGATTAATATGTGTTTTGGTGGCGGTGGCGGCCCTAGTGCAGCAGAAAAAGAAGCAGCAGCCGATCAGCGAATAGAAGCTGAGGCAGCTAAAACTGAAGAGATTCAAAAAAGAGCCAAGCAAAAGCGGGAAGATATTTCTACAGCTTTGGAAAGTAGAACGCGCAGAAGTGGTATGCGCGGTGGCGCTGGTCGCCGTTCTTTGTTTAGAGCTGGTGGTGGTGGATTCTTAGGTAGGTTTGGCTAATGCCTGATATAGCAAAGCAATATATTCAAAGTTATCAGAAGGCAAAAGCCTTTCGTGAAAACTGGGTTCCGTTGTTCGAGGAATGCTATGAGTATGCTTTGCCTCAGCGTGAGTCATTTTACTATGAAGAGGCTGGACAGCGCAGAGATGATAAGATCTTTGATGAGACTGCGGTAGTTGGTGTGCAAGAGTTTGCCAGCCGCTTGCAGTCTGGTTTGGTTCCTAACTTTGCGCGTTGGGCTGATCTTATGGCTGGCAGTGAAGTGCCACCAGAGCAGCGTGAAGCTGTAGATAATGATCTTGATGAAGTAACTGAGTATGTATTTGAGGTTCTTCAGAACTCTAATTTCAGCCAAGAGGTTCATGAGTCATTTATGGATTTGGCTGTGGGTACTGGTGTCTTGTGCGTAGAAGAGGGAGATGCAATTAATCCTGTAAATTTCTCAGCTATACCGCTTCCTCATGTAGTCCTTGACACTGGGCCCGATGATAAGATCGATCATGTTTATCGTGAGCGAAAGAAGGTTAAGTTCGATCATCTTTCAATCATGTATCCTAAAGGAACCTTTGATCAGAAGGTTACTTCTTTAATGGGATCTGATCGTGAAACGACTGTGCTTGAGGTTGTTTGCCGCGACTACTCTAAGAAAAACGAAGAAGCTTACTATCACTATGCAATATGCATGACCACTAAGACTATGCTTTATGCTAAAGAAATGACTGGTCTTGGCTCTAATCCTTTTGTTTGCTTTCGTTGGGGTAAATGCGCTGGTGAGATTTATGGGCGTGGCCCACTGCTTAATGCGTTATCTGCTATTAAAACAACTAATCTTACGATTGAGCTTATTCTTGAAAATGCCCAGATGTCTATCTCTGGTATTTATCAAATGGAAGACGATGGCGTAATCAACCCTGACACGATTAATTTAGTACCCGGATCAATCATACCGAAAGCTATGGGTTCTGCTGGTCTTCAGCCAATACAAGCGGCTGGTCGTTTTGATGTAGCACAGCTTGTTTTAAGTGACATGCGCTTGAATATTAAACGAGCATTGTACAATGATATGCTTGGAAACCCAGATAAAACTCCTGCTACTGCAACTGAGGTAGCAGAGCGTATGGGTGACTTGGCTAGAAGAATGGGATCTGCATTTGGTCGCTTGCAAGCAGAACTCGTGCAGCCCGTACTTCAACGTGTAATATACATTTTAAAGAAGCAGGGCCGCATAGAAGTACCTACAGTAAATGGACGGGAAGTTAAAGTACGTTCTGTTTCTCCGCTTGCACAAGCTCAATCAAATCAGGACATTTCTAGCGTGGCTAGATTTCTTGAGTTAGTGGGTGGAGCCTTTGGCCCAGAGATGTTGCAGCTTCTAATTGATGGTGAACAAACAGCAATTCATCTTGCGAAAAAATTTGGTGTGCCAGAGAGCTTGATTCGTGACGAAGAACAGCGTAGACAAATAGCTGCATTAGCGCAGCAAATGGCACAGCAACAGCAAGGACAGATGATTGCCGAACAAGGTTAATATTGGATTAGATGGAATCCAGAGGGCTTCTGATAAAGATGTTCAGATAAGTCAGAATATTGCTGAGATTTTTAAATCATCTACTGGCAAGGAAGTTCTTCGTTATTTGCGCTCTATTACCATAGAAATGGTTAATGGGCCTAATGTGACTACGGAAGAGTTGCGACATATAGAAGGCCAGCGTTATATTGTTGGTCTTATTGAGCAGCGTATTGCACATTCACATAGGAGTAATAGCAAATGAGCGAAAGCTTGATGGAAAGCAACGAAGCGCCAGCAGCAGAAGAGCAGCGCGATTTTGTTGTGGCAGAAGACAATCAGCCAGAACGCCCTGAGTGGTTGCCAGAAAAGTATAGTAGTGGTGAAGATTTAGCCAAGGCTTACAAAGAGCTTGAGTCAAAACTAGGAACCAAAGAAGAAGACATTCGCAATAAGCTTCTTGAAGAAATTCAGACTGAAGCTTTTAGTGATCGTCCTGATTCTGCTGGTGATTATCAACTTCCTGATATTGTTGATGATGAGCTTGCTGTAGATAATGAATTACTACAGTGGTGGTCAGAACATGCTTTTGAAAATGGTTATGGGCAAGATGAGTTCCAAAAAGGCATTGAGATGTATGCTCAAGCTGTTAATGGAAGCCAACCAGACTTGGAGGCAGAAGCTGCAAAGCTTGGTGATAATGCAAATGATCGCATTCAAGCTGCATCTATGTTTGCTAATAAGTTCTTCCCAGAGCAATCTTTGCCAGCCATTGAGCGTATGTGTGAAAGTCATGAGGGCATTCTTGCTCTTGAAGCAATTATGGAAGCAACCAAAGATGGTTCATTTTCTGGGGGCAGTCAGCCAACAGGTCAAATAACTAAAACCGAACTAGATGAAATGATGAACGATCCTAGATATTGGGACAAGAATGATGCGGCTTACGTTAGGCAGGTAGAAGAAGGCTACAAGCGTCTTTATGGAGGTTAAGATTCTCAAGAGGGGTAAGTTTTACTTAACCCCTTTTACGCTTGACCATATTGATGAGGTTGCTGCCAATCTGAGTCAGGAAAATAAAAGAGAGCTTAAAATCCTTGGACACTTGGATATTAAGCAAGCAATTACAGAAATGTATGAATGCTCTGAGTGTTATTTAGTTCGCAAAGAGGGTGAAACATTTATTGGCGTTGGTGGTCTTTGGTATGCTGAAGATCAAGATTGCCCTCAAATGTTCTTTATGTTTTCCGACAAAGTAAAAGAAAACTTCACTACTATGGCTCGCGGATCAAAGATGCTTGTTAATTATCTGGATAAAACCCAACCGCAAATGACTATGACTATACTTGCTGATTATGAGTTTATGGTAGACTGGGCAGTATGGTTAGGCTTTGAGCCAGTAGGGGTAAGTAGCTCACCGCCTCATAAGTACGTTGATTTTGTGCGTTGCAATCCAAACCAAAAAAGTGTTTACGATGAAACATTACGGCCCATAACGCACTGAAAGGCCCGAGAGGATACCCTTGCTGAAGTGAAAGAGTGGATACCCGTTGGCAACTG